TGGAGATACGGCTAAAGCTGGTAATGTAGTAGTACTCACTTATTATAATAATAGTTGGATATGTAATGGTAGTTTCCCTTACGAGATTGTAACTAGTATTTCTAGTAGTTCTGATAACACACAAATACCTACTGCTAAAGCAGTTTATGATGCAATTGATGCATTGCCTGAACCTATGGTATTTAAGGGTACAGTAGGTGATGCTGCTCAAAGCCCCACGGTTTTATGGAGTAATTTACCAGCAGCTTCTTCGAGTAATATAGGTTACACTTATAAAGTAGTTTCTGCTCATGCGTCGGCTCCTGTTTGTATCGTAGGTGACATAATCACTTCAAATGGTTCTGATTGGGTTGTTATTCCTTCTGGTGATGATCCCGGTGCAGTAGATACATGGAGAAATATTTTAGTAAATGGAACAGAGAAATTAGGAACAGCTATAAATACAGGTGCTCTTGATTTTATTGATGGTACTAATACTTCTGTATCATTTAATTCTACGGGCAATAAGATAGCTATTAATGCTACTGATACTACATATACTGCTACATCTGGTAGTGTAGGTTCTGCAAGTAACTGGAGCGCAGGTAGCGCAGCTACACTCGGAACTGCTATTGATGCAGATGACATTACATCGTGGACAACGAATACGCCTACAAGTTTTAGAGTTGCAAATGAAGTATTAACTATTACTGGTGGTACTGCAGCAACATTGAGCTATACTGCAAAGAGTATTCCGAATGTAACGGATGCAGGAACTGCACCTTCGCTTACTATTACACCAACTTCTGTAGTCACATCAGTTACTGCTAATTAAAGGTGGTGAGAGGTAATGGCGGACATAAGTCAAATAAATGTAAATAATACAACTTATGATTTAAAAGACAGTAAAGCTCAACCCATATTTATTAGATTATTTACTAATAAAAAATTGGCAGAAGCTATTGTAACTTCTGATTGGACTATATTTCAATTTGAAGATATACATGGGATTTCAATAACACATTCTAATGCTTATGCTTGTTTACTTAGGGGTTCTCCTTTATAGATGAGATTATATTTTTTAGCCTCTGATAGTTCAGGAACCTATGATTCTGATACTTGCTATTTATTGAATTGGTATTATGATTCAGCTCATAGCCGTTATACTATTACAAATAATTATCAAGAACCTCTTATGGATGATAATGGTTGTTCTGCGGGGTATTGGTCATTAAGTCTATATTTTAATATACAGAAAACTTGTATATTAGAAGCTATGATTCAAGCAGATACTAAATATCCAAATTCTGATTTAATTGATTTGTCTAAAATAGAATATGATAATACTTCTTCTGGGTTAACTGCTACAGATGCTCAGACTGCCATAGATGAAGTTAAAACAAGCATACCTACAGTAATAAATGATTTGTCAGATGTTGAAGCGTATAGTCCCTCTAAGGGTGAAGTATTAGTTTATGATGGAGCATCAATAATAGCAAAACATGGGTGGTTTTCCACGGATGCTACCTAGATTGGATATGATAATTCAAGTTCTGGACTAAGCGCAGATTATGTAGGTGATGCTATTGATGAATTAGATGCAAGAAAATCTATAATCTCTACCACTTGGAATGATATAACTAATAGCACTTCTCCGCTCCCTAATGCAACTAGATATACAGGAAAAGAAATACATAGTATCGCTAATGATATTGATGCATCTTTGTCCGATAATGGTATTTCTTCAACTCAATATGCTGGAATGTATGTACAAGATAGCGAAAAAAATAATATCGGCAAATGCGCATTAAATGTCTCTACAGGAAATATTGGATTTCAACTCTATGCAAACGATCCTTATAGCTCTACCACAAATAGTTTAACATTAAATGTAGCTAAAAATGGAACTAGAAGTGTTACTGTTAGTGACGCAGTGGTCTGGCGTAAAGCTATCGGCCCAGAATTATTAACAAGTTCTCCCAGTTCTTTTTCAAATAAAACTATAAGTACGGGAGGTAGTTGGACAAATTTAGGCTCTTAGGCTTTTCCAAAAGGTGGATTATATTTAGTATTGTATACAGTTCGTTGGGATGAAGTTACTTCGGGCAGTTCTATTACTGCTGGTAAGGGATATAGAAAGACTTGTATAGCTTCGACTCCTACGGGTGGTCCAACTTCAAATCAGCATTTATGTTTGGGCCCTTCCACTCCTACGGATGATACAGTTCAAGAAATGACATGTGTTATAGACACTCTTTCAGCAGCAAATAATCAAATATAGTACTTTCAATGTGCCCAGACTTCTGGATATTCTATGACTGCTATGGGAAGATATACTATAATTCGACTAATTTAAGGAGGAATTCAATATGATGACAGAATTTGTAGCTGTTCCGGCTATTACAGCAATTTGTTATTTTATAGGTTATTGCGTAAAGACCTTCGGTAGGTCTGATAAAGTTGATAAATTTATTCCGATAGTTTGCGGGCTGGTTGGCGCGATTCTCGGTATCGTAATCTTTTTTACAATACCTGGTTATCTTGCAGCTGAGAATTGGCTTGTAGCTATAGTCTTAGGACTTGTATCGGGCTGTAGCTCTACGGGTATAAATCAAATTTATAAACAATTAAAAGATAAATAAGGCATAAAAAAATTGGGGACTAATTAGAGTAAAATCTAATTAGTCCCCTTTTTTGTATTTAATCTGCTATATTCTTTTTTGCTTTTTCAATTATCAAATTAAATAATGTGTCTCCTACGTGATTTCCACCTAAGCCCTTATAGGCATCATGATCTCTGGTAATATTTTCTAATTCCTCAGCAGTGATAACATGATTTACATCCAAAAGTTCGTGACAATTTGCTTTAAAGTTGCGGCCTTGTACTGACAATAAGCCAGCGCGCAATTTGTCCATCTTTTGGTCTTGCTCATGGTTTTTAAGTTCCATTTTAGCCACTATATTGGTTTCGGTTTGCTTGAGCATTTGTTTCATTTCTTTAACGTAGAAGTAGATAAGTTTCTTACCGCCCCATGCGATTAAACCGAGTACCAGGCCAAATGCAACTTCTAACCACTATGTTGCGAGCCATTCTAACATTTACAGTACCCCCTTCAATAAAAATAAGCGGAAAAGAAAATCTCTCTTCCGCTTATTATAAAAAATTACTTAGGTAGATTAGTTTAATTGGACCAGTCGTGATCTTCTGGAGTAGAAATCACCGAAGCTCCAATACATATGGCATCGCAAGTGTCTTGTGAAGCTTTAACTTTCTACGTATCTAAAACCTATTGTTGCGCGGCCCGCTTTTGATCGGCACGGGCCCTGCCCTTAATATTTAATTTACTTTTCCAAGTAGAAGAAGGAACAATCTCGTAAGGTATATTTTCTTCTTCTACCTATTCCAATACCACTCCAAACACCATAGCCAATGTTTTGTAAGTAGCAACATTATTTGTAACATTACCTTGAAGTTGTATATCTTCAAAAGCTATTTTAGTTATTTCCTATTTTTCCACTAAAGAAATAATTTCTTCTTTAAGATCCACTAATCGGCGCCCTATTTCACCGGTGAGTTCGAACTTTCCGCAGTCTTCGAGTTCTCCGTCTTTAAAGACCGCCCAGCCCGAAATTCTTGAGCTTTGGTCAAGTGCCAGGAGCGTCATTTGTTGTACTTCCAAACCCGCCGGCCCTTACATTATTCTCAATTGGATCTATATCAAGAGTCATATAAGGTTGCACAATACCTTGACCAATAATATCACCCTTTTTAATTTGAATAGGGAAAGGTGAAAGATTTATAACCTGGAAGTATATGTGCCCCTCATTGTCGGCGTTATTGTACTAATCCGAGTCTATGATCCCCTCACTGTTTGCAAGCGTCAACCAATATTTTAAAGGAGAACTAGAACGTATTACTAATTTAAGATATTGGTCAGGATTAAGTCGACACTTATATCCCGTAGGTATAAGAGTGGGCTTAGCTTTTGTTGCTTTAGTAATGGTAGCCAAGCGATCTAAGGTTAAAGGTTTATCTATATCTTCTTCCCCCAAAATGCTTTGTAGAGTACTTAAATGCTCTGCGTAAGGGGGGACTATAATATCCTCCGCGGCTGCGATATCATACCCAGCACTAAAAGGAGTCTTGCGGATGGGGGTTACTAGGTCCTCATCCGCATAAGCACTTATCTTCTCAAAATAAGTTTCTCTTTTGGGTTCTAACTCCATTAGAGGTCTACCTCCTAAGTAATTGTATGGTTACATACGGGCTCTTTTTCATCGGTAAACAATTTGGTTAAGGTTACGCGAAACCATGAATCGATGACTTCGCCCTTGGCCTTACGCTCTTTGTGTTCACAGTTGTACTTAATCAGAGCAAAGCCTCTTTCATTTTTAGCCTGCTCGATAAGTGCTGCCGCATTCTCTTCACTATCTACTCTATAAGTTTCTACAGTTGTAAGTAAATATTTCATTTTTCCCATTTCTCCTTTAACTCTATCTCTATTGGATTTATATTGCTCTAGTTAAGCTGTAACTAACTAGAAACTTGATTTTTTAGTTCCGATGTAAAAATGGTCGGCCCTACTAAAATCAACTTCTCAAATTTTCTCGTGGCTGCTTTTTCCGCTAAAAACTCGCTAAGTTCTTGCCCAGTTTTAACCGTTTGGTCTACGAAAGTGCCTTCTTCGCAAAATTCATAAGTTTTGGTACCAAGAGCGAAATTTAAAGCATCTACTACCATTATTGACATTCTATTACCCCCCTATCATAATTGAAGAAATACATAACAATAGGCTCTTCCCTCTCAGGTTCTACCCATATTTCAATGGTTTCCGTTCCCTCAATTTGTTCTATAGATTTTACAACCCCAATATCATGTAAACAATTTAACACTTCACGCTCAATACGTTCTCCTTGACCAATAGTAAAAAGTGTGTAGTAGTTAATATCTCTGCATATAAGCATAAAATATTTACCATCTTTGTTCTTGTAGCGGCGAATGGTTTCAAGAACTGACTTATCATCGATTTCAGGCATTTGCGCGATGAGTTGCTTGTTCATATCATATACGCTAAGATTCATCTTACCTTCTGGAAGGCCCTTTTCCTTCCATTCACCATTGGTATATTCATATACTTTCTGCTCTTTGTTTACATAGGCTAAATCGCCCTCTTCCTTAATTTTGAGTTTGTTTAATATGGTTAATGAGTCTATTGTAAGCATTAATTTTCTGTCTCCTTCCAACCCTTTAATTTATTACTGTGTTTATATCTCATTTCAACTTCTTGCTGTTTACCAAGATTAAAAGCAGTTTTATAATCACCTGTTAAATATCCAGTAACTCTACGAAGTCTTTGTATATCAGTTCCACCACACATAGGGCATTTATCACTTATTAAATCTGTATAACCACAGCTTAAGCATAAATCATTGGGAATGTTAATAGCAAAATAAGGTATATCTTTATCCATAGCGTAGTTTATAATTTCTTCTACAGCTTCTAAGTTATACTTAACTCCCGCATCTAATTCTACGTAAGTTATACAACCAGCAGAACTATATCCCGTAAGTTGTGATTCAATATCTATTTTTTCAAAAGGATTTATTTCTTTCCATACAGGAACGTGCATAGAGTTCGTAAAATAATCTTTATCAGAGACGTTTTCAATAATACCCCACTCTTTCTTAAACTTCATCATAGCAGTATAACATAAATTTTCAGCGGGGGTATAGTATACGCCAAAATTCAAAGAATATTTTTCTTTGAATTCTTTACATCTTTTTTGAAATAACTCTTCTATTTTTTTGGCATATTCCATTCCTGTTTCGGTGGTGTGGTCAGTTCCTACCAAAATCTGTAATGCTTCAGCAAGTCCTAACTGACCTATTGCTAAAGTGCCGTGCTTAAGAGCTGATCTAATACCTTCCTCAGGAATATAGCCCTCCATAGTGCCATTTTCGTACATAAATTTTGCTGAAGCAGGACTTTGAGAACAGATATAATTAAATCTTTCTATCAGCATATCTCTAGCATCTCTTAATCGAGTATCTAAGAGTTTCATAAAATATTCAAAAGGTTCTTCATCTTCTTGAGCATTAGCTTCCATAGCCAATGTAGGTAAAATTATAGTAACAGGACATATGTTACCGCGGCCGTCCTTTAATTGACCGAAGCCATTGATATCGTACCCGTTCGCCGTCCTACAGCCCATTGTACTGAACTAAGTCTTCGGGTCGTTCCTGTCATAACCAGCGTTGCCGCTCCAATCCACATTCGCATAGTTTGGATAAAGTCTTAAGGAAGTTGATTTAATTGCTAATTGAAAAAGGTCATAGTTAGGATCTCCAGGCTTTCGGTTTACTCCCTTCATTAATTGAAAGATACCGCAAGGGAATATGGGCGTTTTATGGAACTTACCCACACCTTTAATTGAACCTTCAAGTAATGCTTTAATTACCATTCTACCTTCTGGAAGGGTACAAGTACCGTAATTTATTGAAGTAAAGGGTAGTTGATTTCCACTTCTTGATTGTAGTGTATTACATTTTTATTCACATAAGTTCGTTAGGCTTATGCAGTTCTCTTATGAACTTCTTTATGTCACCATAAAGATTAGACTATATCTTCACCCTCAAATGAGGGGGCTATCATTTCGAGCCACTTGGCCCTACTCCCCGTTTTATAGGGATAGTCGTTAGGCATTTATTGTATCATCATTATAATATCTTAAATGGTACCCTTTAAGGGTTTTACCACGCCCATTACATAATCTTGAAATATTAGAAGGAGAAGCACCTATCTGTCTAGCACATTCTTGAACAGACTCAAAAATAATATCTAATTCTTCACAATAAATTTTTCTTTTATGTGAACCTTTTCTTATATTTTCTTTTGCTTGTTCTGAGCAAGGAGTATGTCGTTTCTTCGCGGCTTCAGATAATTTTTGTTTATGTTCTTCTGTAAATTTTCTACCTTTTTGAGCTTCACTAATTTTTTTCTTTTTTTCTTCACTACAAGCATGTCCTAAACCATTTTTGTTCCCCATCATAGCTTTTGAAAGTTTTTTTCTGCTTTCTTCTGATACAATAAAGTTTTCTCCGCCAGAAGTAGAGTTATATCCAAATTCTCTATTCATAGAATTATATTTAGCAATTAATTCTTGCTCTTTCTTACAAGCTTCTTCTCTAATTAAATTTTGAAATAAAATATTATGTTCAAAATTTTCCCAGCCATATTTTTGAATAGCTGCATAAAAATGTGGACTTGATCTGTAGCCTTCTCCATGCCGCCACCTTTGTTCTGGATCTTGCTTTGTTATACCAATATAAACTTTTCCATTTATTTTATTTTTATGCTGATATACCGTATACATAATAATTGGCCCTCCTTTCTTGTTTATTTAATGATACAAATTTAGCACGGGATTATCTTAATGCCTTTAAGATTTTCCCCGTTTAGATAGCTATGTTCTTAATATTACTATTAAGTCGCCCTAATTTTACCTAAGGTTATGCTACATACCTTCAACCGCTTGCTTAAGTTCTCTCTCAGTCATATCCATAGCATATTTATATGCTTTTGGATTTTTCTTATAATCACTAAAATCAATAGAAATACCCGAAGGTACGGGGTCTCTAGAAAAATGAATTGGCTCATCTAAATATCGGCATCCGTCAAGAAAATGCTTATAAAAACTTTTTCTTACATAAGGTACCATTGTCCAGTCTAAGTGAGAAGCTGATACTCCTCCAAATTGCTGTAAGCTTTGTAGTTGAAATAAAACGGCAATTAACTGAAAAGCCGTATTTATAGAATTAGCTGGGCGTACATCGGTTTGACGAGTGTTAAAGCCATTAGCCAATAATTTATCAAAAGGTACCGTAAGACAATTATGCATACCAACAGCCTAAGAATCAAGGTCATGTATATAAATTTCATTATTGTCATGCAAATATCTGGCTTTTGGTGAAATTAAATTATCTAGTGCATATTTTTTCATTAAAACACTATCTGCTTCACCCTTGCGGCCGCCAAAGCTATATTCATCAACATTAGCATTTTGATTTTCCACATTAGAAGCAGTGAGTTTTTCCCCAACCTTTTGCATAAAAGGAGAACGCTGCTCTCTAGCCTTTTGGCGCTCATAACGATAAGTAATAAAAGCATGAGCTACATCTTGGCGACGAGTTTTCATAAGCCCTGCTTCTACCATATCTTGTATTTCTTCTACTGTTAAAGTTCTTGTTTCAGAGACTTTTCCAATATAGTCTGCAATATTAGAAGCTTTGGATAGAGCCTAATCACTAACTTCCATATCAACTGACTTAAAAGCTTTAAGTACAACAGCCTCTATTTTGTCTCTGCTAAATGGTACTTTTCGACCATCACGTTTAATAATCTAAACCATAATCATTCTCTCCTTTGTTATTTATTGTCATTTCTAAGGTCTGACATATATTATAAAAAAATAATTTATAAGTTTAGTTGATTTGGCTTAATCCCACTTGTCATCTCTGTAATAGTGCCGATCTAAAGCGGTGTCTTCTTTATTTTTAAACCTACAATATTCTCTATTATATCTTTGAGCTATTTCTTCCCAAGGGAGTTTTTGGGGAGTATTACCTCCCCCTTCCTTATTATTATTCTCCATCTTCTAATATTCCTCCTTGGTATCTATCACTAGTTAAAGTCAATGTACCGTCATTAAAATACTCACTTATTTTATATAATTGATGCCCAGGAGTAGAGGCATATTTCTTTACAACAAATTCTTCATTATTTCTAATACCCATAACCATAATTTTATTCCCTCTAGTAAACCAGCTCTTTTCTTTTACACTCTTGGTACCATCAGGATTACGTTCTGAGATTTGCTTATCAAACAATGAAAAATATTCTTTTCTAAACTTAACTGGAACCACGCCTCCAGTAGTAAGAAGATAAACAACAGCCTTAGCCTTATCTCTTGCGACTACTGTTCCTATTATCTTTTCTAAGTTATAAATCGGAATTGCGGCCCCACCTCTGTGGAAGATTTTATCCGGAATTGGCTCTTCTAGCATATCCTCAAAATTAGAAATCCCATATAAGTCAAGATTTATATTTGTTAACTCATGCTCGTGGTAGTAGAAACATAAAACGTCCATTTCCCAAGAAGATAAAGAACCGCTTGCGTACTTTTCCCAATCTTCTTTAAAGATTAGTTGATTTAAAGACTTCAAAATCTTATCTTGCTCTGTCTTCATCCAATTTCTAAATACTTCCATATATGTTTGATACACCTTTCTATCCCAGGTTGCCGCATTTAAAAATTGTCCTTCATCTATTAAATCTTCTACGCCTAATTCAGTTAAAAAGGCTATAGCTCTATCATCTAATATATACTTTGAAGAGTCTGAACCCTTACACATGGCTTTAAGATAACGATTGAACTCATATACCCTCTTAGGCATTACAAATTCTTTATCTTTCGGTATCAAACCATACTTAATTAAACCATTCATATTTTGAAGAGTTATTCTCTTCTTTTTGTCACAGGTCTCCCATAAATACCAACCCATCGCTATCTTTCTATCCATCATTGTATCAAAAGCTCCACCCTTGATTAATGATACCATAACACTTCTTGTCGGATTTACCTTATTTATAAAATCTTTAATTGAGGCATAAGGTCTATTTTGAATAATTTTTTCAACGACCTCATCTCCTACACCAAGAATTGCCTTTAATCCAAAAAGAATCTGGTCATTTTCTAAATCTGGTTCAAAACCAAATTGTGATGTATTTACATTGGGAAGTCCTACTTTAATTCCTTCTTTGCGGACGGCGCCTATTGCCTGTGCAAGCTTCGTATAGTCAGTAGAACCACCCTCTCCGCCGCTGTTCGCAATTAAACAAGCTGTGTCCCAAAATATTGTTGGATACTTATATGCTAAATTTAATTCCTGCAAACCAATGAGTGAATAGGCGAGCGTATGACTCTGGTTAAAACCATATCCACGAGACATCGCTATAAGAACATCCCATACATAATGGCAAAGTTTCATATTACAACCTTTTTTCTCGGTCACTTCAAAAAATTCTTTAGTTATTTTTTCATAATCTACAGGATTCTTCTTGGCAATACTTTTTCTAAGTCTATCAGCAAAGGTCAAATCAAATCCACCGAGTTCCGGTAACTGAACTAACTGCATAAACTGCTCTTGTGCAATACACAAACCATAAGAGATTCCAACCACGGGTTCAAGCACTGCTTTCTCCGCGGGGCCTAGACCGTGGGCGCGCAACTCCGCATCCCACAACACAGGATTATTCTTAAAACGAGTCAACTTCTCTGTTGGCATTTCTCCACCTTTTTCAGTAGCCATAAGTCGAATCGTCGAGTTAAGTATTGCCAATTCATCTACTGAGCTTGGTTTCAACAAAGCTATACCTTTTATACCACTTTGTTTCTCCATCTGGAAGAGACTTAAAACCTTATGCTCCCAGCACATCTTCCACATCTCAGGAGCTTCTCTTTCAAGATTATAAATACCTATTGTGTTCTCATAGGCAGTCCGCAGGTCTAATGACTCATCTATAATGCCGTGCTCTTGCAATAAATTTAAACAAAGATGAATTTTATCTAATGCCTCAACGCTCAATACATCGTACTTAATTAACGATACATCCTCTGCCTTATGTAGGTCAAATTGTGTAATAATTTCACCAGAAGGCGCGCGCATTAAAGCTGTACTGTTTGTGAATGGCTCATCAACGAAGATAACGCCTCCAGCATGAATTCCCGTCCTACAAATTAGCCCTTCAATCTTTTGGGCCACTTTCCATAATTCTGGGAAGTTGTTAGTCATTTCATAAACAAATTGTTTATTAGGCAACATATCATTCTCAGGGTCGCCATAAAAGGTTTGTGCCAAAGTCCTAGTTTTACCTCTATCAGATTGAATCATTGAGGAAAGATACCGTGCTGTATCAACATCAATACCTAATCCTCTACATGCTGTCTGTATTGCCGATTTACTTTGCTCTGTTCCAAGAGTCAATACATTAGCGACTCGGTCTTCACCATAAACCTCTCTAAATTTTGTTAATACTTGTTCACGCTTTGTAGATTCTATATCTACGTCTACATCAAGTACCGATACACGAGCGGGGTTAAGGAACCTCCACCGGAAACACTTAGTTTTTTCTTTCAAAGGGTTAATCTGCGTGATTCCTAATATATACAGAAGAATAAATCCTACACCGGAACCGCGACCGCACCCTACAAGACTTCCTGCGTCCCAGCATACATCTACTATCTTTTGTAGATTTAAGAAATAAGCACTCCATCGAGCATTATTTACTTCACTTGATACCCAAGTATCTTCCAAACAAGCATTTATTTCTTCATAAGTTTCATTGTTCTGAAGTTCTTCATCTATCTTTAATCTATCAATAATATTCTCAGCTAATAAAATATCTTCCTTATATTTACTATTTAAAAAAGTTTTTAGATAAGGAATCCTGTTGCTCCAAACCTCTCTATCCTCTGAAGTTACTTCTTCTACTGGAGTCTTCCACATGAGCTTTGGGATTACAAGAGGTTTCTTTAGTGTGTAATCTTCACACATATCTTTAATTTTTCTTATATTTTCATAAGCCTTTTCAAGAACTTCTGCTCCCAGGCTTTCTTCCATATAATTTCTTATTTCTTCATCAGACATAAGATAAGTCGTTGCATAAAACTCTTCAACTTCTCTTTCACCTTCCTGAGAACGAAGAAACGCTGCATGAACAGGAGCATCTTCTTTTGTCTGATAATGAGCATCACAGGTAATAATATAAGGAATGTTAAGTTTATTTGAGATTTTAATTAACTCTTTATTTACATAAATCTGGTCTTTATTAAAAGAAGGTTGCATTTCCAAAAAGAAGTTTCCTTCTCCAAAAATGTTAATCATACCTTGGCACCACTTAAGACAAGATTCATATATTTTCATATCGCCAAAATTCCTATAACGAAGTAATTGTGTCGGAAGCGCGCCTCCCAAACAAGCTGTTGACCCAATTACATGGCCGGGGTTTGCCCCAATAATATCTATTAAATCTTGATAATATGTTGGTACTCTGACCATGCGGCCGGAGGTATAAGAACGCATCCAAGCTCTTGTAGATAATTCGCGGATTTGACGATGACCTTCTGCATCTTTAGCTAAAAGAATAAAATGATAATATTTATCATTACTTTTATCAAAATTTTCAGCAGTTAAACCGTTTCGTACTAAATAAATTTCATTTCCTCGAATTACCTTAAAGTTTGGATGCTCTTTCTTTACTTTTTCATAATAATCTTCTATTTCTATCGCATTGGCTACTGTTTCATGCTCTGTGAATGCTATACACTCATGCCCCAGTTCAATAGCATAATTGATTAAATCAGGAACACGATTAATAGAATCACGAAGTCTAAAATTGCTGTAGTGCGTGTGGTTATGCAATGAACCTGTGTATCTTGTCATTCCACAAAACCTCTTTCTTATTTTCTCTACATATATTATAACATTTTTTTTATTAGAAGTCAAATTATTCTTTTCTAACTAACACCAAACGGTCTATCGCCCTAGTTATACCAGTGTATAAATATTGCCAGTGGGCTTCACCATATGGAAAGTCTTCTTCAAAGAGTAATACTTTACCATATTCACTGCCCTGGGATTTCCAAACCGACATCGCATACGCATAGTCAAATTGCTTGGGCTTAAGAACCTTTGGTATATTCTTAAAATTTTTTTGATTTACAGTAGGTTCTCCTTCTGTAAATATTTTATAATCACTTAAAAGATTTCTAAAGGTTGTTGCTGGAGAATAAGGTTGATAGTCTGGTACAAAATCTAAATATAGTTGTTTATTACAAAACTTTTTATAAAGAGGTGGCATATCTTTAATAACAGGTACTGAAGATATATATCCAACCAAACCATTGACTAATGTATCTCCCGCTTGTGTCATTAAATTCCATTCATTGTGCAAACATACTATTTTATCGCCCTTAAGCGGTGGCAGGTCCCGAGAGCCCCAAAGCCGCTCCCGCGCCGTTTTATTCAATTCATTTCTTAATCTATTGGTAGCGCATAAAGTCATATCTGACCAATCGAGCATAGCTTCTATATATTCTTCCGGATGAATAACCTGAACTTGATTACCTTTCATATAGGGAATGGGCTGGTGCTCTCTAGCTAGGGTTGCTATTTGAATAATTTCACTATCTACTTCTTGGCGCATTATTTCAGTTAAAACAATATGCGGTTTATCAACTATGTCATTGGTTGCGCCAATAGCTGGAAGCTGAGCAATATCTCCAAGAGCAATAATATGAATACCATGCTGAAGCAGGAGATCCCACATATCAGCTGGTACCATACTAATTTCATCAACCACTATAATTTTATAATGATATGTACCCACGCTTTTGGGGGTAAAATAATATAAACCTGTTTCTTTATTTTGTCTTGCGTTATAAAGTAAGCTGTGTAATGTGCAAGCATTAGGGCAATTTTTTCTTTGCAAATTAAGGGCGGCTTTGCCCGTATAAGCCACATAACATACATCAGTGTCAGGGATTAAGTGTAACGCTGCTATAATAAACTGAACCAAAGATGATTTGCCTGTACCAGCAGCTCCAGCTATATATGTATATTGTTCTTTATTATTATATCTTTCTATTGCTAAAGCTAAAGCATCTTGCTGTTTAGTGTTTAATTCCATTTTTAAAACTCCAATTAAAAAATACGTAAGGGTTTTTATTTTTGAGAGACGAAATTCTATGCCATTGCCGCTCGGAGGTCACTCCACAAAATAATCGTAGGCGCGCTCGGCAGTAGACTGTCTTCCATAGGGGTCCGCGCACCGTTCGTATCCTCTAGCGAAATAAACAGAGGCGTCGCGCACATTAGTAGCATTGATAAATTGACTCTAACTGGCTGACCCATATCTAAATTCTTCTTCTAAAGTTTCACCTAAATATTCGAGCTGTCCTCGAAGGTCTAATCCATTCGCTCTCTAATGGTATGAGGTTGACCACTGGCATATTCCATAAAATCCAGAGTCATAAGCATCTACATCTAAAGATAATGAATAACCACCGCATTCAACCATCATGTTCCCGATAATAGCAGCAGCTTGAATATCTTCTAAGTTTAATTCTTCTGTTAAGTATAACCATACCTCGCATGCTACTGGATATTCTTCGACCTTTTCATTCCACTCTGTAATATCCTCAGAATATAAATCTACTATTTCTTCTAATCTTTCTATTTCTACTTCAACCTCTTCCGGATTACCATAAACACTACTATCTAAGAATAAACTTAAATCTTCTGCCATAGAACAATATTCTATTTTTTCAGAAAGTTTAATATCTTCATAATATTCTACTTCATAACTTCTTACAAAGTCTGGTTTAGGAGTAGGGGTTGGAGTAAAAGTAGGAGTTGGTGTTTTAGTAGGTTTGTCTCTATGACTTGCTAAAACCAAAGTTTCTGCACCCTCTTCATTGGAAATCATAGCTTTAATTCCAACAAAGAGGGGTATTAAAAAACAAAGAATCACGACCATTGTGAGGGTTAAAACCGCCACACCAAATTTACTTAAACGTATCATTAGAAATACTACTCTGCCTTTCTGACTACTTCATAGTCTTTAATCAATATTTGTCCCATTTGATTAAAATCGTTAATGGAACAAGTACCTAATATGTTAAGTGTAATACACCCTTCTCCGGGGTAGAGCGCATCAAATTCTTCGGGTGAAGATTTTAAATTAACAAAGCTTAAACCACTTGCATTTTCTATCTTTAAAACCTTCTCTTTAAAAAGTTGTATATTATCTTTATTAACAGTTACATTTTTAACCAATATTAAAGGTTCCGGGATATCCTGTCCCCATAGGTCCGCGCATTCAGCTATATCTATAATATCAAAATTAGAAACTTCACTATTTTCCCATTCAAGGTCAATATCATACTTCTAATTAAATTCTATATCTTTTAATAATTCATTTGTCTTTTGGACAAATTCAGTAAAATTATCATCAGTTATTCCACAACCAAAAGCACTGGCGTGGCCTTGGGCATACATTACTAATCCAGTAGACTCTAAAAACCCTCGTAAATCTTCAAGGGGAGAATTTGAATAGTTGCGGCCGGACCCTTCCCAAGTAATTTGACCCGTTTGATCTCGACGATTTAATATTAAGGTCGGTCTTTGATATTTATTGGCTATCTGGTTAGCTACAAGTCCAGTTATGCCCGTATTTATT